AGGGGGATAAACAGATGAATGAAATTGCGATGGGTCATTTCTTAGCAAAGCACCTCCGTCTAAATCAGCGTCAGCAGTATCAGCAAGAGGAGGAGCAACAACCCTACCAACACTTTTCTTTCGTCTGCCTCCAACAGCGGACTTTACACTTTCACGTAATTCTTCCTTTGCTTCCTCCACATTCATTTTCTTTCGTCTGCCTCCTTTTGCGGGAGCGGAACTTGGCTTAGCGTAAGCCTTAACACCCTCTTTAATACCCTCTTTAGCAAGTGTCATTCCCAACTCTTTCACAATAGGCAAAGCGACTTTACCTATCTTTTTTAAAGCCTTTGGCATTTTACCTCCTTTTGGCATCTTTAATTCGGGCTGTGGCATTACAGCGGGTTTCATTACAGCAGTCCTAACCCCACCATCTATTTTTGGTGGCTGTAAAGAGCCAACTGGGAAACCATCACCAAAGTCTCGCCAAAATTCACCAGCAAGAGTAGCAGGGCGTTGGCCGTCCATTCTCCCTACACTTAAAGAGGCAGGAAAATCGTATTCGGTAGAACCAGGTAATACGTAGTTTCTCATTCGTTTGCCTCCAAGCATTTGAGGTTGGGGAACAGTGCCAAGCATCGCATCTACATTGTCTAAAACTTTCGCAGAAATTAACTGGTTATAAACTTCCATTATAGTTTAAGCAAAGATAATAATTTAATGATTTACATTATTATCTAAATCTAATTGCGTTGGCTTATAATAATTTATTAGAGAACTTAGGCAAGATGTTTGGCAAGTTTAGATGCGGACTTTTTACCTCCGCTAATTGCTCCACCACACATTCCTGCTCCGCTCATTGCTCCAGCCGACATTGCTCCGCCTGATGGCATTTTCATTCCGTATTCCTTAACCATCTTCATAACATTACCCATACCTCTGTTCTGTAGTTTTCCACCAACCAATCTTTTGTATTCTACACTATCAAGTTGGGGAACGGGATTTTGTTCCTTAGTTCTTAATACCTGTTCCTTAGTAAGAATACCAGTAAAGATTTGAGATGTTCCCTGCTGAGTAGCGAATATACCTGAGTTCATTGTGATAATACAGATTTCGGGCTGAACGATAGTAAAGTCAAACTGGTTCTTAACTCGCAAGTTGAACTGGAACTGGTATTGACCGAGAGATGATGCGGAAAGATAAGATGGTAAAGAAAAGTCAAACACGGGGTTCAATACAAGTAAAGAACCGATTGTTGCTTTCGCTTCAACTCCACCAGTAGCATTATCATTAATATCAGCAGAACCTCTAAACTCGTAGTAACTCTGTGATGAGCCATTGCGGTAAGAAATATTGTATAAATCCTGTTGAGTAGCAGATGCCAAAAGACCTGATGCGTTATTGAAATTAACACTGATGCCTTCAACAGTCAAGAAACTTGATGAATAGTTCCAGTTTTGAGATGACATTGGAATACGAGCAGTAATTAGTATAAGGTCAGGAATTTGGTTCAACTGAATAGACTGAGATGTAAGAGTGACAGATGCCTGAGGAGCAATATTAGTTCCGCTGGTAAATGTAGTCAAATAACGTGGGTAGTCTAAATAAGGAACAACGTTCTTGGTGCTAATCTTGGCGTATTGTTCGGGCTGGAGAGACAAAAAGTTAAACAAGAGACGAGTGTTTTGGAAACCAACCGCCTGAGATGAGCCACCTTGAGGAGCAACAGGAAAACCCAGTTCAATATTGGTGATATAACCGACAAGAGAGTTTCCACCAACAACAGAGTTATTAGCAGTGGAGAAAAGACGACGGCAAGAACTATCTACGTTAAGAACCATTGACATATTATTAACTCCAACAAGACCAGCACTGCTGTCAGGTTCGCAATTAATAAAAGGTGAAAGTGCTAAAAAGGGTTCAGTCAAAGAAACTCTAATAGATATTTTCCAAATGTCAGTTGTAGCACCTGAGATAGGAGAATTATCTACAAAAACTCCACCAACGTAACGGTCTATTTGTAATTCGTCTAAATGAAAAGCACCACGAGGTTCAAAGTCTTCATCGTAAGAGGCATTAGCGTATCCAGCAAGAGGATTGCTATTAGAACCTGGGGCATCAGCGTATTTACCCCAAGCACTATCAGGGAGAGAGGGAGTAAGACTATTAAATCTGCTTAACATTCTCTTATCGTTCATTCTCATTAACATTGGTAAAACGTCCTGTAAGTTGGTAGAAACAGAGACGTTGTTAATAGTGGATTGAATAGTTGTAAAAAGAGAGTTGAGAGGGAAAGCCTGAAGACTTTCAGTTAAGCCGTATTGAAACACTTGGTCTCCAATAGGAACACCAGTAGCGGTAATTTGGAAAGCAAGTTGAGATGCTAAAAGGAGGTGTCTATCAATAACAATGTTTTCACTTGGAACTTGAACGTTAAAAACAATAGAGGAGTTAGATGTGGAAACTGCCTGAAATTGTTGATAGGTAGATTGTGATGCGGAACTTTGAACTCCAAAAACCTCTGTAGAGGTAATATCGGCAATTCGTGAGTCTTCAATTAACACGGTTCTAAAATCAGACATTATATATAAACTAAACAGAGATAATATTTTTTAGATAAAACTCTAAATTATTCTTTTCAATATACTCATTATACGCTGTTCCAGCCTCCAATTCTGTTTTATAATATCCTAAACTAATACACTTACCATTAATTCTAATTTGAGACCGCCAATTATTTCGCTTTTCGCTAAAGTAAGCCCCCTTATATTTACTTTTACCCCAAACATTTCTGTTTAAAACACTTATAGTAGGACTTACTGCTCTTAAATTATCAATCTTATTATTAAGTTTATTTCTATCAAGGTGGTCTATATAATCCGTTTCCTTAATTTCGCCTAAAAATGCTTCTGCTATAAGTCGGTGTAATCTTAAACTTTTCCTAACACCATCTCTAAATAATTGAACTATACAATATCCAGTTTTGTGGATAGATGGTTTAAGCAACTTATCATTTCTTTTGTTTTTGATATTACCTAAATTAGATACTAAATAATTTGGGTAGTATTTTAATTCTCTCCATTCTTCCATTATATATATACATTTAGCAAATCACCTTTAAGTTGTTTTCTTATAATCAATTAAGGCAATCCTACTTTACCTTCGCCTTCAGTCCCTCTTCTTGTAAAGAGTATCTTAATGGTTGCTGAATTGCCAGTTCCAAGTTTGAAAGGGATAAACTCTCCAACTCTGTTTTTATAAGCAACAGCAATGTCTAAATTATATAGAGGGGTATTTCCCGTTAAACTGACTAATCTATATTGAGCGGTAGGTGCGTAAATAATATTTGGCTTATATACTCCTTCATTTGCTACAAAGTCAGTAATGATTTGAGCGATATTGGCATTATTGCCTCCAGTTGTAAAACGAGTGCCGTTAAAGAATAGTAAAGGTGCTGAGACTTGATTTGCTACAATAGGTAAAGTATTACTGGTGAAAACAATACTGGTAATAGGCGTCCAAAGAGCAATAGTAGAAAACTCCTGAACTATTTGTAAAGCAGTATAAGTGGGAGCGACTGGAGGATAAGGAACTATATTTGCTCCACCAAAACCGCTCATTATAACACGTGCGTTTCTGCCATTAAGAGTAGCCCCCTCACTTTCAATAATAAAAGGGAAACTGCTAAATAAATTAAACAGAGAACCATTGAAATAAATACTAATGTGATTAGCGACTGTATCATCGTATCCTGCTTGGTCTGCGTTAAGGATTGCTATATTACCCTGTGTGTCCCAGTTCATTACAGGGGCATTAGGAGATGGTAGTGCTAAACCTGCTCCAGTTACTTGTGTATTCAAGTCGTTAAAGCATTGTTGAAAAGTGTCATTGACTAACAAAATCCAATACTGATAATTATATATATCGTAATATCCTGTGGCATTGTTTTGGAGTTTAGAAACAGTTTGAGACGGAGGAGAGGGAACAATTGCTTGTTTGTTTTGAGGAACAAAGATAATAAAAGTTTGTTGAGTGAAAGTTTGGAAAGGGGCTACAGGGTTAGTCCATTCAAGTGTGACAGAATATTCAGTGAGATTAACATTAGATTGGTCGGGCTGAATGACAGGTTGAATAATAGGTAATGTATTAGTGTCTAATGTAAAGCGAATTATACTTAAATAATAACTTTCAGGGTCTAATATAAAGGGACTATTACGAGTTTCGTTAAAGTATAAGATAGGAGGTGGTGTATCGGTGTTTTGAATATTTGAAACAGTTATATCGTAATATACTTTGTCAGGAGTATCTCTCTGTGTAAAAGACATTATATAATAATACAAGATTATATTTTATTATTATATTCGCTAAATAAAACAATAAATCTAATGGGTTCTCTATTAATAGAACAAAAGAGAATGGGTAAATACCGAAATCTAACGTGGAAAAGCGGAAATCTAATGTTATTTTGATTTATTAACGATATTAAAGAGTAAAAATTTATAAATTTTTACAATAATACATCTAATTCACATCTAATTCGCAGTTAGATTTGTCGTTTTTTGAAATCTAACCGATGACGAGTTGATAGATTTGTAAGCATCAGGCTTTTTATCACTTGGATTTCGTATTTCAATCATTATATATTCGTCAGGGGACATCAATGTCGTTTCACTCTTGTAAGTGTAAGTTGCCGTCTTGTTCTCGTAAGCGTATCCAAACCATTTACCAATGTTTAGCATTATATATATTATTAGAAAAGATTTCTAAATCCAAATCTTATTATATATTATCTCTTTTAATAACTTAATAGCGACTGGACGGATGGACGGATTGGACGATGGACGGATGCGTTTCCAAGAGTTCCCAAGAGAAAACCATTACTTATAATAATTCTCCGCAAAAACAGAGAACTTTTCCGTTTTTGGATTTTCTCGCGGGGGGTTTTGAAACTACATCCGT